TTTTAAAAGAGATTCTTTTGCCAAGAGTCTCAAAGATGCCACAGCAAATATATTTGGTTGGGATAGAGCACTGTTAGAAGGTCATAGCAAAGAGTCTCGAGAATGGAGAGAACAGCCAGATCGTTTTTGGTCAGAAAAGTTTGGCAAAGAAATTACTCCTCGATGGATCCTGCAATATTTTGGCACTGAAGTATGCAGAGAAAATATGTTAGATTCTATATGGGTAGACAGTTTGGTAGCAAGATATCGTGGAGAAAACACTGTGATCAGTGACACACGATTTGTGAATGAAATAAACACCATTAGAAAACAGGGTGGAAAAATAGTGCTGGTTAAGCGAGGAGAAATACCCAGCAGAGAAGAAATGCAGGCGTCTGGCGCTCATCAATCAGAGTGGGATTGGATTGGCTGTAAATTTGATTACGAAATTAACAATAACGGCACTCTACAAGAATTATACACCAGTGTGGACAGTATGATTAGTCATCTACTTCAAGATCACCAATAGACCAACCCAAATCTTGAGTGCTTTTTAAACGCTGGCAATTGGCACATATGGTTTTTAAGTTATAACTGCTGACGTTATTTTTATTGCCATCCACGTGATACACGTCCATTTGATTGTCTTGTACTGCTTTAAATCCACACAATTCACAGCGAGGTTTTTTACGATAGCCAGACAAAAACCATCTAGGTGCACCACCTGTTTTTAAATTTTTTTCTTTTCTAATGCAGGTGTCACATTTACTACGCCAATAGATCTTGTCTCCTTTTTTATAGCCATAGGCTCTGGGTTTTTGATTACAGACTGTGCATAAGGGTCTTTGCATAACACTATTTACGTACCCTATATAGGCACCAGAAAAAGTCGAGATAATGACGCAAAAACCTTAAAATGCTATAAATAAGTCTAGTACTACAAATTTGTAAGGAGAATTTAAATGGCACTAACATCACCAGGCGTTGAAGTTACAGTAATAAATGAGAGTTTCTATGTTCCAGCAGATGCAGGAACAACTCCATTGTTAATTGTTGCTACAGCAAGTAACAAATACAACGGTTCAGGAACAGGCATTGCGGCAGGTACAAGATCTGCAAATGCAAACTCAGTTTATCTGATATCTTCACAAAGAGAATTAACAGAAACTTTTGGAGATCCAAAATTTTATACAGATTCATCAGGCAATTCATTAAATGGATATGAGTTAAACGAATACGGCCTACAAGCGGCTTACTCGTTCTTAGGTATTGCTAACAGAGCGTTCGTATTAAGAGCGAATGTGGACTTAGGACAATTAACTGGTAGTGCAACTGCTCCAACAGCATCTCCTACAAATGGCTCATACTGGTTTGATTTAAGTTCAACAGTTCCAGGTATTTTTGAGTGGTCAAGAACAGATCAAGCATTCACAACAGTCGATCCAATCTATATTACATCAACAGATGATTTAGTTGGTGGTTTATCGACAGGTGCTCCATTAACTTCAATCGGAGTATTAGGTGATTATGCAATTAACACTACTCACGTAACAAACAAAATTTATTATAAAACAGCTTCAAATACTTGGGTACAGGTAGGCAGTGATGATTGGAAATCAGCAATTGGTGCTGGTGCAAAATTCCAACAGTCTTCACACATCAACAGACCAGAGTGGAAAACTGCTGAAGACAATGCGGCGACTGGATCAGTTTGGTTTAAAACAACTACTCCAAATGCTGGTGCAGATATAGCAGTAAAACTTTACAACTCATCCACAGAAGCTTGGAGTGTAGTAGACGCTCCTTTCTATGCAAATAATCATTCAGCAATTTATGGTATTGATCCAACTAACGGTGGATCAGGAATTGCAGTAGGAACACTTTATACTCAGTATAACATAACTGAACAAAGTATACTTGGTGCTTTTGATGCTACAGATAAAGCGGCTGACTTCCAACTTTTTAGATACGAAGGTGGAAAAACAGTTGTCACATCAAACGACACTGCTCCAACATTCACAAATGGTAACACATTTTATATTTCAGAATCAGTAAAAACAAGTGGCACTATGTCAACTCCGGTACTAGCAACAGTAAATGGTACAGCGGCGAATGACTTTGTTGCGGCAATTTCGGCGGCAGGTTTAACTAATGTTTCTGCAGAAGTATTATCAACTGGTGCAATTAGAATTACACACGCACTAGGTGGTGAAATCAGAATGTCAAACGTTACAGGAACTCCATTAGATGATGCGGGTTTTGGTGCAACCAATGCTCACTCATACGGAACATACACAGAGAACTCTGCTACACTGGTAGACAACTTGTATGATGCTCCAGCGGGTGCTACAGAAGACTCAACTCAACAGTTTGCATCTGTGGTTGCTTCTAACTGGAAGAGATTATCTTACACTGCTTCAATAACTGCTCCTACTACAAACCCAGCAAATGGAACACTTTGGTATGACACAAATTTAGAAGCAGATATTATGGTTCATAATGGTACTACTTGGGTAGGTTACCAAAATGGTAGTTTCAATGGTTCAGCATTAACTACTTCAGATCCTAATGGCCCTCAATTCTCAGCAACTAAACCTACTACTCAGTCAGACGGTACTGCACTAGTAAACGGTGACTTATGGATTGATACAAGTGATTTAGAAAACTTTCCAAAAATTTACAGATACGACACATCATTAGCTGACGGTGCAGATTTTGCGGCAGTTGATACAACTGACCAAACTACAGAAAATGGTGTTGTGTTTGCTGATGCTAGATATAATAAAGCGTCTGGCAGAACTGATTCCAGCAGTGAAGGAGGAGTTGGTACTGCGGCAAGTATTAAAGATTTATTAAGTGATAACTTCTTAGATCCAGATGCTCCAGATCCAGCATTGTATCCAAAAGGTATCTTATTGTACAACACAAGAAGATCTGGTTACAATGTGAAAGAATACAAAGCAGACTACATTAACACAACAACTTATCCAGGTTCAGGTAGTTCAGGCAAAGGTAACATTAGATATTCTAATGAATCAGTTGCGGCATACTTCTCAGACAGATGGACAACAAAATCTGCTAACAATGCAAATGGCTCAGGCACATTTGGTAGAAAAGCAGTGAGAAAAGTAATTGTTGCTCAACTTAAATCAGAAATTAACACAAACCAAGCGATTAGAGAAGATCAACGAGGATTTAATCTAATTTCTTGTCCAGGATATACTGAAGTTATCTCAGAAATGGTTAATCTAAATGCTGATAGAAATTATACATCATTTGTAATAGGTGATACACCAATGAGATTGGCTAGTTCAGCAACTGCAATCACTAACTGGGCGAACAACTCAGCAGGTGCAGACGACAACGGCGAAAACGGATTGGTAACTTCAAGCGAATACTTAGGAGTGTTTTATCCATCAGGAAGAACTACTGACAACACAGGTAGCAACATTGTGGTTCCAGCAAGTCATATGATGCTAAGAACACTAGCAAACAATGACAACGTTGGATACCCTTGGTTTGCTCCAGCAGGTACAAGAAGAGGATTAGTAGACAACGCAACAGCAGTTGGATACATTGACTCTGCAAGTGGTGAATTCCAAACAGTTTCATTGAGTGAATCTGTGAGAGACAGTATGCACGAAGTTAAAGTTAACCCACTTACATTCTTCTCAGGCACTGGTATTGTTAACTTCGGTAACTTAACCAAAGCAACGGGCAGTTCAGCACTGGACAGAATTAACGTGGCAAGATTAACAGTGTATCTAAGAACACAACTAGACAAAATTGCTAAACCTTTTATATTTGAGCCAAACGATCAGTTAACTCGAAATGAAATCAAAGGAGCAATTGACAGTTTCTTATTAGAACTAGTTGGACAAAGAGCACTGTATGACTTCTTAGTTGTGTGTGACGAAACAAACAACACTGCGGCTAGAATCGATAGAAATGAACTGTATGTAGACATAGCGATTGAACCTGTGAAATCTGTGGAATTTATCTACATACCTTTGAGAATTAAAAACACAGGCGAAATAGCGAAACTAGGAGCATAACACATGGCAATATCAACATTAAGTAAATTTACAGTACCTTTAGCAAACGATCAAAGTTCAGCATCACAAGGTTTGTTGATGCCAAAACTACAATATAGATTTAGAGTAGTTCTTGAAAACTTTGGTGTATCTACACCGAGATCAGAATTAACTAAACAAGTAGTTGACGTTTCAAGACCAAATTTAACATTCGATGAAGTAACACTAGATGTTTACAACTCAAGAGTCAGACTTGCTGGTAAACACACTTGGGAATCAATCTCAATCACTCTTAGAGATGATGTTAACAACGCAGTATCTAAATTGGTTGGTGAACAAGTTCAGAAACAGTTTGACTTCTTTGAACAGTCTTCAGCGGCTTCAGGCATTGACTACAAATTCACCACAAGAATTGAAATGCTTGATGGTGGTAACGGTGCAACAGCGCCAGGCGTACTAGAAACTTGGGAACTTTATGGCTCATTTGTACAGGCAGTGAACTACAACACATTGGCATACGGCACAAGCGATCCAGTAACAATCACATTAACAGTAAGATATGACAATGCAGTACAAACTCCACAAGGCACCGGAATTGGCACACAATTAACAAGAACTATCGGCTCATTGAGCACAGGTGGTGGTATATAATTTTAAATAGCATTTAAAACAAAAGAAGCGTCATTATAAGACGCTTTTTTTGTGGCTATAAATAACACTATGCCAAGTATTAATAATTTTTTATCAGGCTTCTCAAACGGTCTTCCAGGAATGAAAGATTTTCGTCATGCGAGTCGTTTATATCTAGACGACAACCATAAACTTGCTCCCAAACAAAAATGGTTATTTCACGTTGTATTCACTATAGATAATACAGTGCCAGCAAGGCCATTTACTACAAACGAACAATTAGAACTTAATATGCTCGTTAAGAGTTGCGAGTTACCTAGGTATGATATGAACTTAGAAGAAAAACTTCAATATAATAAAAAAGTATATGTTGGAACTAGAATAAAATATAATCCAGTTACAATAACATTCCATGATGACCAAGCAGACACTGTGAATGCTTTTTGGAAATCTTATTATGAATATCATATTGCAGATTCGATCAGTGTAAGCAATGTGGGCGGTCCTAATGGGTTTACAAAAGACGATATGTATAGATCAGATAGAGTTGCAACTCAGTTTGGTATGGACAATGCTAACGTTAGAAAAAAACCACTGTTAAAAGCAATTGAAATTTTTGCTCTTCATAAAAAAAGATTTACAAGATTTACATTAGTTAATCCAATTATTGGATCTTTTAGTCACGACACATTAGATCAAACAGACGGTCAAGGATTAATGACAAATACTATGCAAATATTTTATGAAACGGTTCTATACGGTACTGGTTTAGTTAGAAAAAACAATATGGAAGGATTTGCAACTTTGCATTATGATTTAGAACCATCTCCATTGAGTGTATTAGGTCGAGGAACTACGAGTATTTTTGGTCCTGGTGGTATTGTAGATGGCATTGGCTCAGTTATAGAAAATGCAGATCGAGGAGATTATTTTGGTGCTGTGGTTGGTGCAATTAATACTTATAATAACGCTAAAAAGATTAAAGCAAAAGAAGCAGTCAAAGAAGAATTAAAAGGAATAGTTAAAGAAGGTGTTATAGATATTGGCAAACAGGCAGGCACAATTATAGCCGCGCCAGCTGGCAATTATTATATGGCGGCATTAGCCGGAACTGCCGCTGTTGCTGGATTAGTTGGTGCAAATAAATTAGATCAAACAACTACAAATAATAAAATTATTACTAATCCAATACTAGATACACAAAAATATTTGTCACCTACAGAATCGTTTAATTTGATTCAAAATAACGAAGTAGCAAAAGACCGAGTAGCGGCCAGTATCTATTATAAAGTGGTAGGGTCGAGAAAAGGTCTTAGTATTAATGAAAGTGAAATAGAATATAATGCATCAGATAATTCTATTAAAAATATCTATAGAAGCAGAGCACTAACAGACACAACTAAATTAGTAAGTGATGGATATTTGTATATCAATAGAGCAAATAATCAAGTTAACTTAAACGCAGAAAAGGCATCATTATAACATGGCTGAGTTTTATACAAATCTTCCTCAAAAAGATAAAGACACTTTAAAAAAAACTATAGACAATCTTACACAAAATCAGTATGTAGAACCATTTGAGTTTAATGCCAATGATTATGATGCTACTGTGGGATTTTTTGTAAAAAGAAATTTCGATAGACAACCTGCTGAAGAAATTTCTTATGTAATATTAAAACAGGCTAAAATAGATGGTGTGCCTGTGACACAAATATTAGATATTTTAAAGAAAACCGAACTTGCTCAACTCAATGAGTTATTAACATTAATACTAAATTCTAACAGATATAAATCTAGTAGATTAGGTGTAAAAAACGACAGACAAACCAAAGATCTAGTTTCTAGAAATATTAAAGCATAGTTACAATGAAATTTGCACACGGTAAATTTACTATGAAGAATCCTGCCAAATATGTGGGATTAAAAACTCCTACCTATAGAAGCAGTTGGGAACACTCTTTTATGCGACTGTGTGATGAACATCCAAATGTGTATCAGTGGGCTTCTGAGTCAATTAAAATTCCATATCGTCATCCTATCACAGGCAAATACACTATCTATGTGCCAGACTTTTTTATAGTGTATGTGGACAAAGACGGTCGTAAACACGCTGAACTGGTTGAAGTTAAACCAATGAGTCAAACCAATATGCGTGATGCTGGTAAAAGTATTGCTAAGAAAACACAGGTGGTTATCAATCACGCCAAATGGGAAGCCGCAAATGCATATGCTCGACAGAATAGAATCACATTCAGAGTGCTCAGTGAAGAACAATTATTCCACCAAGGTAAACGCAAGTAAATACCTAGATGACTAAGAAACTAGAAGACATACTCAATTTACCAAATGTCAAAGATGCATTTAAAAAAGTGGATGCCAAAGAAAAAGCACGAGAAGACAAAGACAGTGATAGACATATCCCTAAAAATGTAGATCCTAAAACTGCCAAAGCATTGGAAAAAACCTATGCAGAATTTGACAAGATTGCGGCCGCATTGCCACAGGTTAAAGGGCTAGGAGAACTGAGTGATTTAGAATTGGATAAACTGGCTGTAGAAGCAGAAGAATCCTATAAAAATCTAATGGATCTAGGTATGAATGTAGACTCACGCTATTCCGGACGTATATTTGAAGTGGCTTCTACCATGTTGCGTAATGCTATAGATGCTAAAAACAACAAGATTTCGAATAAATTAAAGATGGTCGAACTGCAACTTAAGAAGTTAAAATTAGACAAAGACGGTGTGGACGACACAGGTAGTCCTATAGAAAGCGAAGGCACTATCATCAGTGATCGTAACGAGTTAATGAAGAAACTAATGAAAAAAGACTAAATAATGCTGTATATGAGTAATTTTAAGCAATATTTAACAGAAAGCACTAAAGAGTACCAGTATAAAATTAAAGTTGCTGGTGACATATCTGACGATTTTGGTGCGAGAATGGAAACAGCGTTGAAAAAGTACGATGTTAAGAGTCTTTCTAAAGGCAAAAAAACACCAATACAAGAAACTCCATTAGATTTTCCAGGTTTAAAAAATACTTCTGTCACAATATTTGATGCTGTAACTAACTATCCAGCATCTACATTTGAAATGCGTTCTTATGTGGCTGACTACATGAACGTGCCTGTAAATCAAATCGTTGTAAGAAAGCCAGGCGAGCCTACAGAAGATTATCAAGAAGAAATGAAAGCAAAACCCACTTCAGAATTCAAAGCAAAATTACAAGACGTTGAATACAAAGACGCACCAAAAGTAAAAGCAGACGAAGTGTATGGTGACAAAGCAAACCAAAGTCTATTAAAAGAATTATTAAAAGCTAAACAAGAAAAATACGAGATCGAAAAAGGCACAGACAACAAAACTCAAGACATTCAGCCTAAAGAAGAAAAAGGTTCTGCTTCTCCGGTCAAAGCGGCACACAAAGGACCTGTCAAAGGTAACCCACATCCAGCAAAAGGAAAATAATTTATGGAAATGATCGACATCCTAAACAAATTGAGAGAATTTGAACAGCCAGTCACAGAGGCAACAATCACAACTCAACAGATTGAGGCATTCAAAAAATGGCACGAGAAATACAGCAAGATGAAAACCAGAGATGTCTACAACTATGCCGAAGGAATTTTCAAAGCACACATGGAAACAGGTGATACAGAGTTGGATGGATACAGCAGGCAGGATCCAGAAGGCAAGGCCTATGACGAGTTGAATGCTATATTCCCATCAATGAAGGCCGAAGTCGAAGAGATCGGCAATGCACTCAGAGCCAAAGGCATAGATCCGTTCAGTGGTGAGAAATTCAGCGAGTCAGAACAGCCAGTAGCAGAATTAGACGACAAACAGAGAACTGCATCCTCTCTCAAATACAGTTCCGATCCAAGAGTTGCATATTTTGACAAGATGATGAAACGATATGGACCTAAACTGATGGAACTGATAATCGATCACAGTCATATCATTTCCACCGATGAGAAAAAAGGCGAAGAAAAATTAAAAAAATATGGTCAAACAGAAATAGATTTCATGAACCGCTTCAATCATTTGGACGGTGTTGAAGAAGATTTTACTTATATGCTGATGACAGCGGTGGAGAAAGGTGAAGAAGGATTGATAGATTTCTTCTATGATCGAGTGGAACAGGCCAAAAAGGCAGGAGACTTTTCAAAAACTTCCAGCATACCAGATCCAGACGAGTACGAAGAATCAGTAGCAGAAGCCGAGTTTAAAAGAATTGCCACGGACAAAGCCGAAAAAGCAAGACTACACGCACGATTAAAAGATTTAAAAGCAAAGTATAATGCTCAAATGGCTGGTCAAGGGGATGGTAATCCAGAAGACACAGAAGAAGAAATTGAAAAATTAGAAAAAGAATTAGGTATGAGTCAAGAGTCTGTACAAGAAGCAAAACCAGACTTTTTAGATCTAGACAAAGACGGCGATAAAACAGAACCAATGGCAAAAGCGGCAAAGGATAAAGAAATGAAAAAAGAAACAGTACAAGAAGCAATCACAATGACTGCTGAAACTCCTCAAGAAGCGAGCGTGTTAATGCAAATTTTAAAACTGGCAGGTATTGAACCAAAACCTGTGGATGACAAAATGATCAACCCAGCAGAACAAGAAGGCTGTGGATGTGATGACAATTGTTCTTGTGGTGGCAACTGCGGTGCAGATTGTGACTGTGAGAATTGCGGTAAAGCAGAAGAAACATATGCTAATGAACCTAATACATCTGTAAAAGGTATCGACGCAATCACAAACAAAGGCAGTGATGATTTACACAGAGCCAAAGGTGCTTATGTTAAAGCGGCGGGTGGTGATAACCCAATGGCTATTGGCGAAAATGAATTGTCAGAAGAAGAATTATCAAACTCTCTAAGAGCACAGTACGAAAGTTTCAAACAAGCATATCAAACAGAAGCGTCCAAGGCAAAAAATCCTTATGCGATCGGTATGGCACAAGCAATGAAATCTACTGGTGATACTCCACCATTAGAAAAGAGCACAATCACAAAAGCACACGACATTGCTAAAGCAGTTGAGAAAGGTAAATAAGACATATGGCAACAGTTACTAGAGAAACAGGTTTACAAGCAACAGTAGGCACAATGTATAGTCCTAACTGTAACGTTTATCTTTTCACAATCAAAAAAGGTGACACCGTAGCAGTTGATTTACGAGCAGAAGATGATGCTGTTAACGAAACTGTAGAACAAATTATTAAAGAATTCAATCCTCAAGCATACTTTATCACTAACGATGCTTCAGGAAAGATTCACATGGTTTTAGATAAAAGCCAAAACAGTGCTTCTGAATTACAAGTTCAATTGAGAAGAATCGGTGATTCCGTTGACGACGGATCTACAGTAGGACCAAATTTAGTTGATATCAGTGGTTCAACAGTAGTTGCGGCTTCTTCAATTACAGTAGCATAATTTTTTTTACCAACAATCACTAAATATTTTTATGAGATTCTTTGGAGAATATTCTGATGGATTACGATTAACATCGATAAAGATTATCTACAAGATGCCAGACTATTCCAATGTACTCAATGAATTTTGGTGGCAAACGTTGGACGTACCACCTAAATATCCCAGAATGAAAACATTCGTAGACTATTGGAATGATTATATAGAAGGTATCATACACTCATTGGAGATAGGACACGTAGACGAGTTTGGTCCAATTAAGTGGACTAATGTAACAAATACTTTTAAAATCAAGTAATAGTTTTTACTTAAATACTGTAAAATTATGGCATACGTAAGTTTAGATTCAGAACAGGTAAAAAAAGCCAATAAGAAACACAAGTATACTCACGAGCAGGTACTTCAATTGGAACAATGCATGGATCCTAAAACAGGACCCCTGTACTTCATGAAAAATTTTATCAAGATACAGCATCCAGTCAAAGGGTCTATGGCTTTCAACCCGTTTCCCTATCAAGAAAGACTGATCGAAAGTTATAACAATCACAGATTCAGTATCGCGATGCTACCACGTCAGACAGGCAAGACCACCTGTGCGGCAGGATACCTTATATGGTATGCAATGTTTAGACCAGATTCACAGATCCTAATTGCGGCACACAAATATCAAGGAGCATCAGACATTATGTCTCGAGTGCGTTATGGTTATGAGATGTTGCCATCTTGGATCAAAGCAGGAGTAACACAGTACAACAGAAACTCTATAGAATTTGATAATGGTTCCAAAATCATGGCAACCACCACAACAGAAAACACAGGACGAGGTATGTCCTTAACAATGATCTACTGCGATGAGTTTGCATTCGTTCAACCGCCTGAAAAGGCCAAAGAATTTTGGACTTCACTGTCTCCTACACTGTCCACAGGAGGAAAATGTTTGATTACTTCTACACCAAACTCAGATGAAGATCAGTTCGCACTTATTTGGAAAGAAGCACTCAAACGATATGATGATTATGGCAATGACAATGTGGTAGGAACTAATGGTTTCTATGCTATGAAAGCACACTGGTCAGAACACCCTGATCGAGATGAAGCATGGGCCGCGGCTGAGAAATCCAGAATCGGTGAAGAACGATTCCGTCGAGAGCATGAATGTGAATTCTTAATCTTTGACGAAACATTAATTTCAAGCATACGATTGGTAGAAATGGAAGGTATAGATCCTATATGGAATATGGGACAGGTACGTTGGTATTCTAAACCCAAACCTAAACACACCTATATGGTGGCACTGGATCCGTCAATTGGAACAGGAGGAGACTACTCTGCTATACAGGTTGTTGAGTTACCCACATTCAAACAGGTAGCAGAATGGCATCATAACACCACACCTGCCAATCATCAAATAAGAATACTACAAGAAATTAACAAATATATTCACGACACCATAATGGAACAGGATTCCACAGCATCTCCTAGCATATTCTATTCTATGGAAAACAACACACTGGGAGAAGCGGCTTTAATGAGAGTAATGGATATAGGAGAAGAAAACATTCGAGGTATGTTCCTATCTGAGCCCATACGAAAAGGACACAGACGTAAGTTTAGAAGAGGATTTAATACCACTGCCAAACACAAAATAGATGCTTGTGCTAAATTTAAAGAGTTAGTTGAAAATAACAAATTAGAAATAAACTCTAAACCTTTGATATCGGAACTTAAAAACTTCGTGGCCACAGGAGTGTCCTACAAGGGTAAACCAGGCGAGCACGATGACCTTGTATCTGCTATGCTACTGGCTACTAGAATGATGAAAGTATTAGCGGATTTTGACCCCAAAATATTCGAACGTTGGACTGACAGAACCACCGAATGGACTGCCCCAATGCCTATATTTGCCAACCTAGGTTCTTAATAAATACAGTATGATTTCAGCAAAAACGTCAAACGACCTATTCAATAAAGTACGAAGCAAGTTTGCCAACATTCAATTGGGCGACAGTATGGGCGGTGTAACTGCTAATCCTGGAGATGCTGTGTTTTTTGACTTTGAATTCAGTGAAAATTCAGACGAATTTGGTCGAGTTAGTATCAGTTTAGCCGATGGTGAAACTATGAAAGTGTTCTATAACAAAGGATTAGTGGAAAAATTAGAAGACGAAAACAAAACCAACTGGTATTCTTTCCTAAAAGAACTTAAAGACTTTGCAGTTGAGCATCAAATAGGCTTTGATGTGCGTGATATTACTAAGCCTAACCTATCACAACAGGATTTTAAGAATCTAGCAAACAACAACAATACGCTAAATACTGACGGTATGTCAGAAGAATTAAACAGAATTACAAAACTAGCAGGTCTTGAAAAGGCAACAGTAGCAGAAAGTTTAACAGGCACAAAGAAAAGTTCATATGAAAATTTAGATAAAACTAGATTGATCGTGAGACATTCTAAACCAGTTGAATCTGAAATGCCAGGTGCTAGAACAAGACACATTAATTCATTATATATTGAAAACGCAGATGGTGAGAGATTTAAGTATCCAGTGGTTCATTTAGCTGGTGCAAGAGCTATGCAACGACACGTGGCCAACGGTGGATTACCACACGATGAATTTGGCGAACATATCATTAAAATGAGCGAACAGATTGCTCAACTTAATTCGTTTTCTAGATATGTTGCTACCAAAGATCAATTGAATGATTCAGCAGGTGACATTATTGAAAAAGCCAAAATGAAATTAGAAACAATGAGAAAGTATGTTAAAGGACTTTCCAAACAAAAAAATTATGAATCAGTTAAAGCAAATTTCCAACCTAGCACAATTGCTGAAATTGACGACGAAACTAAGAACACACTTAAAGATAAGTTTACTCTAAAACACTTTGATGAGAGAGTGGATCAAGTGTTACCTTTAATTAATTCTATTATGTCAGAATACGACGACGAAGAAGATGCTCCAGCTGTTGATCGAGCACCTTCGATACAATCTTTTTTAAGTGATCCAAACAAAAAATTAATTTTAAGAAAAGATGACACAAAAGATCAATTTAATAATCAAGTGTTAAAAACTTCAGAACCTAACACAAAATTAAGCACTATCCTTAGCGATATTGGTTCTAGATTATTATCTCATGGAGATGAAGAAGATACTATTTCTAATTTTGCTAGTTCAATGGCTGATGAGATTGGCAATGAAGGAGCACCTTTTTGGAAACCATCATTAGAGTACGTAAAAAATAAAAAAATTGCAATTCAATTAGCAAAACGATATCTAGATGATTACAATAAAATGCAAAAAGATCCAGCATATAAAGATGAAGTTAGAAAAGATCCACAAGACTTCAAAAAATTTAAGAATATTAAAGGACAAGAGTACGGAGACAAAACAAAAGAATACGGCAAAGAAGAAAGTATTGAAGACGCTATAATCGAAGGTTGGGCAGATAACATCACTGAACAAAAACCTTATGTGTCTATGTACAAAGGTGACGATAATAAAATGGTATATGATGTACTAGATAAAGAAGGCGAAAGTGCTTTCAAAAGCGATGACTACAAAGTTGCCACAGACTATTTAAAAAAGAATTTTAATCAATTATCAGGTCAACAACCAACAATGGACGATGTGAACGAAAATCCAGAAGCAAATCAAGAAATGTCGATGGATTTTGAATTCACAGGCGATGACGGTGAGACAGCAATGGGAACATTATACTACAAAGTGATAAATGGCAAAGTGGATCCCAACTCATTGAGAGGTGAATCAGAATATGAAGGCAATGCCAGAGTGGACGACGAATTTGCCACAATCATGGTGCAACCGGGTGGCGGAGATCACGAATCAGCACTCATTGCCGCTCAAGACGATTACGATTACGAAACAAAGCGTATGCAGTCTAAAGTTGGAGAAGGCAACGAGTTTGCTCAAGCAGTTCAAAAAGCCATGGCAGACGACGTGAATGAAAATAGCGATGAAGACTCGTACGAATACGACTGGGCGTGTGAAAAGTGTGGAGCTGAAAACCGTTTTGTAATGACTTCCCAAGAAGCAGAAGAGTATATCAAAAATTGGGAAGAGGACAATAAAGATCTTGTAGCGGATGGCGAAACAGGTCAAGCCGCATTAGATAATTTAATCTATGATGCTGGAGCAGAAAGTAATTTACATCATGGTGAAAAATGTATCAAATGTGGAACAATAGCGGAAAGCACACAGAAAGAAGGCAACGAGTTTGCTCAAGCAGTTCAAAAAGCCAAGGCGGCGGGAATGAAACCTGGAGACAAGTTTGAAGTGGGTGGCAAGGAATACACTCTTAAAGATGCCATCGAACAGGCGGGATTACAGTTGGAAACTTTCTTTGGTGAAGACGAAGTAGAAGCAGATACACAACAACCTGCTGAATTAGATCATATCAAAAAACTTGCAGGTATCTAATACCCCAATACCAAAATAACCAATTATCTATATACATTTCACTTGACTCTGTATAAATAAGTGTGTATATTATTCTTTATGTCTAATATACATTTAGGCAAAACAAAACAAACATAGGCAAACAAGGAGGCTTACATTATGGCTACACTAGCAGAAATAAGAGCAAGACTTAAAGAACAAGAAACAAGTCGCTCATCAACATCAACAATTGGCGGAGACAACGCCATCTACCCACATTGGAACATACAGGAAGGACAGGAAGCGGTCGTACGTTTCTTACCTGACAAAGATCCCAACAACACTTTCTTTTGGACTGAAAGAGCAATGATCAAATTGCCTTTCGCAGGAGTTAAAGGTCAAGCAGATTCAAGACCAGTACAGGTACAAGTACCATGTATGGAAATGTATGGAAAAACTTGTCCAATTCTAACAGAAGTTAGACCGTGGTTCAAAGATAAATCTATGGAAGACATGGGCAGAAAATACTGGAAAAAGAAAAGTTATATTTTCCAAGGTTTTGTGTTACAGAATCCATTAGCAGATGATAAATCACCTGAGAATCCAATCAGAAGATTTATTATTGGTCCTCAAATCTTCAACATCATTAGATCAGCATTGCTGGATCCAGAAATGGAAGAGCTACCAACTGATTCTGTGAGAGGTGTAGATTTTAGAATAACCAAAACTTCTAAAGGTGGTTATGCTGATTACTCTACTTCCAAATGGTCTAGAAGAGAACGAGCACTAGACGAAGCAGAGAGAGCGGCCATAGACAAATATGGTCTACACAATCTCAACGACTTTAGACCAAAAGAACCTACAGATGCAGAAGTTAAAATAATCAAAGAGTTATTTGAACAATCTGTAGAAGGCGAAGCATACGATCTAGAGAAATACGGTCAATACTACAAACCAGCAGGATTGGCAAATACAAACAGTGCCAACGGTGCAAGTGTTTCTAGTATTGCATCAGAACCTGTATCCACAACAGTAAAAGCAGAAGCAACACCAACATTAGAAACTACTAATGGTAATGTATCTGCTCCTGTTACTGTTACTGCTACTGCTCAACCAGCTGGAGATTCTAGCAAAAGAGCAGAAGATATT